GTGGATGCCGAGATTGCGGCCGACAACGCCCGCGCGGACGAGCTCGGAATCGTCAGCGATTCGGACCCGCGGCAGACCCAGAACAACGGAGCGGCACGGGCCGCGCAGACGGCGGACCAGAATGCACCACCTAACCCACCTCGCCAGTAGAATCTTCGGCGTGCCGCTGCTGATCGAGCGGCAGAAGCTGGACGTGATCCTTGGCGCCATCGGTCCACGCATCGGCGTGGTCTCTGAGGATGAGGCCACCGACACGCAGCCGAAGGCGTATGGCCCCGGCGACACGGGCCGTAGCCGCAAGTCCTACTTCGTCACCGAGGACAAGATCGCCATCATCGACGTCGTCGGGCCGCTCGTCAAGCGGGCATCCGGCGACTTCATGAGCGGCGGGCCCACCACCTACGCGGAGATTGAAAACGAGTTCACTGACGCCATCACGGACCCCGATATTCAGGGTGTGCTGCTGCAGGTGGACTCCCCCGGCGGCGAATCAGTCGGCGCCTTCGAACTTTCCGACCTGATCTATTCCCAACGCGGCGCCAAGCCAATCTTCGCCGTGGCGGACGGAGACGCCTTCTCCGCTGCTTACGCCCTGGCGAGCGCGGCCGAGCGGCTGTATGTGACGAAGAGCGGCGGGGTCGGCAGTGTGGGCGTCTGGATGATGCACGTCGACCAAAGCGCGTTCAATGAGGCGAAGGGCATCAAGCCGACATACCTCTACGCGGGCGCCAGGAAGATTGACGGCAACCCGCACGCACCTCTCACTGAGGGCGCTCGCAACGCCTTCCAGTCCGAGGTGGATCGCATCTATTCCATGTTCACCGATGCGGTAGCACGCAACCGCGGGATGGCGACGAAGTCGGTACGGTCCACGGAGGCCGGCTTATTCTTCGGCGGCAATGCCATCGACGTCGGATTTGCTGACCAGGTCGGCGGCCTATCGGACGCCCTGGCCGGTCTTCGTTCCGCAATCGCATCACGGAAAAGCTTGAGCGCGGCGGCGTCCGCTGCGCAATCCCAACAGAAAGGGGGGATCGTCATGGACGAACCCACCATCAAGGCGGACGCCACACAGCAACCGCCAACACAGGAAGCCGGAGCGCTTGTCTCGCGCGCCGAAATGACAGAGGCGCAGGTTGCTCTACGCGCCGCTACGTTGACCTACGCGGCCGACGTTGCGGAGTATTGCGTCCTCGCCGGGATGCCAGCGCGCATTGCCGCATTCGTTCGCACCGGAACGTCGATCGATGATGTCCGCAAGGAGCTCATGACGGCCCGCGCCAAGGCAGACGCCGAGGTGCAGATCAACTCGCATACCCTGCCTGAGTCCGGATCCGAGACCGGCAAGCCGGGGGCGAGCTCGAAGTGTGAAGAGAGCCCGATCGTCCGGGCGGCTGAGAAATTGGCCAAGACGGGAAAGGAATAACCAATGGCAGCTCTAACGCAGGGCAACTACCCGGGCGATTGGCTCATCTACGAAGAAGCCGCGCCCAATTATTGCCGGGAGGAGATCGTGGTCAAATCCGGCCAGAATCTCAAGTCCGGCACAGTGTTGGCGGTCGACACCGGCACTTACGTCGCCTTCGAGGATGACACCGCCACTCCGGCGGCCGGCATTCTCTTGCATGACGTCGACGCCTCGCTCGGCAACAAAGCGGGTATCGCGATTCTTCGCGGCCCGGCCATCGTGAGCAAAGGCGGGCTGATCTGGCACGTCGACAACGATTCGACTGACAAAACCAACGGTCTCGCCGATCTGTTGCTGCTGGGCATCGTCGCCCGGGAGGGAGTGTAACCACCATGACGAATCCATTCACTGGCACCGGCTACGACATGGTGTCGATGACGGCGGCCATCAACAAGCTGCCGAATCTGTACAACCGGTTGATGCCGATCTTCGCGCCCGGCTCCATCGCCACGACCTCGCTGACTGTGGAGCAGATGAACGGCACGCTGAACATCGTCCGCAGCCGGCCCCGCGGCGCCCCCGCCGACAAGGTCATCGCCGACAAGCGCGCGCTCCGCGTGTTCTCCGTCCCGCACATCCCGGTCGAGGACGTGCTGCTGCCGGACGACTATCAGAATGTCCGCGCCTTCGGGAGCGACAACGCGATGGAGACGCAGGCGACCATCATGGCGCGGAAGATCGGCAAGATGAAGAACATCCTGGACCAGACGCGCGAATACCTTCGCGTGGGCGCCCTGAAGGGCATCATCCTGGACGCCGACGGCTCGACCATGTACAACCTGTACACGGAGTTCAGCATCACTCCGAAGGTGGTTGACTTCGTTCTCGACGACGAAGACACCGATGTCCGCGCCAAGTGCGAAGAGGTACTCGACCACATCGAGACGCACCTCTTCGGTGAGACGATGACCGGCGTCCATGTCTTTGTGGACCGGGTGTTCTTCACCGCCCTGGTCTCGCACCCCAGCGTGGAGAAGGCATTCGCGCAGTATCAGGCGCTGAATCAGAACCTCGCCTCGGACTACCGCCAGCGCTTCGAGTTTGGCGGGCTCACGTTCGAGGTGTACCGCGCCACCTGGACCGACAAGGACGGCACTGCCCGCCCGGCCATCGCTTCCGGCAAGGGCCACGCCTTCCCCGAGGGCACTGGCAACACCTTCGAGGAGATCGCCGCACCGGGCAATTTCCTCGAGACGGCGAATACGATGGGCATCGAGTACTACGCCCGGCAGCAGCCGCGCAAGTACAACGCGGGCATCGACATGTGGGCCGAGTCCAACGTCCTGCCCATGTGCAAGCGGCCGGAAGTGCTGGTCGAAGTCCAGGCCTAACAGCCAGTAATGGTAGGGGCCCACTCCGGGCCCCTCCTCGCCATGCCAAACATCTCACGCCAAGCCATGCCGGTTGCTCACGCCGCCCTCCGGGATGCGTTCGGCGATGTCGTTCTCTACCGGCGGCCTTCCGTTAGCCTGACCGCGACGGAAGAGGTTACTGTGCGCTTGCGCCGCCAACTCACCAGTGATCCGCTCGCCTACCTGGCGAAGGTCATCGCCGCCGACATGCCATATGCGCCAGAGGCTGGTGACGAGCTCATTCACGACAGCGGATTCTACCGCGTGGTAGGTGACGTCGGGCAGACAGAGAACGGGCTACTCACTCTCAATCTTCGGTTCATGGGGCCGTCCGTATGAACCTAGATCTCTTCGTGAACAGCGCGATGATGCAGGCCGTCAGCAAGGGCCGGCACAAGGTAGTGGAACTCGCAGGCCGCCAAGTCCCGCGCGTCCGCATGCGCTGGAATGGCCCGCAGGGTAAGAGCCTCGTGACTCTGACCGGCTTTGGCGTCCGGCCATACCAGATGCTCGCCTGGGGCACGCAGGCCGTCGGCGTCATCAAGGCGCGCGTGTCACAGGGCATCGGCAGCGACGACTCGCAAATGAAGCCGTTGTCTCCCAGGTACAAGAAATTCAAGACTCGCCTCGGGCTGGGCGACCGTCGCAATCTCTACTTCCGAGGCCTCCAGGGCGGACACATGCTCGACGCGCTCCGGGTAACACAGGCCACCGAGCGCATGGCAAAGATCGACATCAGCACGGCGCAGAGCCGCACGGAAGCGCTGGCCAATGAATCTCGCTCGCCCTGGATGGGCTTCTCTGGCCAGGACACCACCAAAGTCATGGCCGCTGCGCGCAACATCTTCCAGCAGAATATCGACGCTGTCCGCGTGGGCATGGGTGGCCAGCGCCGCGGAATAACGGTTCCGATGCCGGTTTGGATGGACCCCACCGCGCAGTCAGCCGCATTTCGAAGGGCCGCATGATCAACCCCCGTCTCTCAGTTCGCCAGTTCCTCCGGCAGAACCTGGCTGCAAAGGACTATGGCTTCAACGCCGTATTCGCTCGCGTGGCCGCGGAGTGCGGCGTCAAGCCCTTCGATCTCGATTGGGAAGCCGGCTCGCCGAACGTCGTGGAGGCATTCCTCTACCCGCAGGACGTGGCGCTTTCCCAGCTCATCAAGTGGCCCGGCTGCGTGATCTACACCAGCTTGTCTCAGGACATCCGCAAGGAAAAGGGCAGGCAGTATTCCGGCGCAGTCATGGGGCACATTGACTTTGTTCACCGCGTCCAGAAGGGCGTGGCAGGATCCGACGCGGGGATGCCGTTCAATGATTCAACGGAGATCCTGGCCGATGCGATCGACGCGACCATTAATGAGATCTTCGACCCGACGTCGTCCAATGTGATCGAGATCGTGGGCGTCAAGTGGCAGCCTCCGCGCAGCCCGCGCCAGCCCATTACCACATGGGGCACTGGGTACGAATTGAAAGTCCCGTTTGAGTTTACGTGCGAGGTAAATCTATGAAAGTACACCTACTTGGAAACGAGTGCGAAATCTCCGGTTACTCGCACCTTCGAAACTTCGGCGAGGCGGTCGAACTTCCGGAGGCGCTGGCCGCCGAACTGGTTGCCCGCCGCCCGCTGCTGCCCGCTGCCGACTTCGAAGAGATCGGCTTCACCGCCGACGAGCTCAAGCGGTACGCCGCGCC